CTCCGTTCTTCGTAAGTTTACACTTAAGTGTAGCTCTACGATGTACTTCAATAGTGTAGTTATCTGTGTCGACAGAAAAATCAAGAGTAATATCATACCCTTGATTCACGTATCTATTAGCAATATCAGCTTTCTTCACATTTTTACTATTCTTGTTGAATAATACTTCTTCAAGAATAAGTGGAATAGATGATTTACCTACTCCATTTGTGCCTACTAGCTGTGTCAAAGTAGATTCTGCTAAATTGACTTCGTTGCCTTTCCCATAGGAGAAACAGTTATCCCAAGTTAACTTCTGTAGAATAATCATTATACACTCCTATTATTGCTTTAATCTTATCGTCGTCCAAACTTAGTATATCTTGTAAATATACTACAAGTTCATCACTAATAGTCATTTCAGATGTAAGATTTAAAGTAGCTTCTACTTCTCGTTTTACAACTTTCTTGTCCAGTAGTTCTGAGTTTTTTATCTTTGCCAAATCTTGAACATCTCCCTCGAGTTCATAGATTGTGTGGTCAAAGTCAGTCCGTATCATCTCGTCGGGGTCTGATACAGTCTTTCTAATTAACTGCGGTAAGTTAAGTTCATGCCATGTCCAAGACCAATCATCTTCAATAAGTAAAGCACCTGTCTTTACTCTATTTCTATGAAATGATGTTGTCATTGGACTGCCTGGATACACAATATTTCGTTGAGTATTCTCGTGAGCATGTAAATCTCCAGCAAATACAGTCTTAAACTTATCAAACCTTTCTAATTCAACTTCAGGCATTACATGAGGTGGTATCTCTCCTCGTACGTGTGTAAATAATATATCTGCGTTAATCGATTCTATACTACCTTTTCTATGTAAATCTGCATACGGAAGGATAGCCCAGTCATCTTCTACATAAGTAGTGTCAATGACTTCGACCAATCCATTCACGTCTGAAGTTGCTTTCTTTAGGTTAGTAAAGAAAGTCTTGTTTTTCCTAGTAGCTTCATGATTTCCGTCATAAATGATAGTAGGAATACTTACTCCTCTGATAAAATCAAAGTATAGAGTAAGTTCGTCCATAGAGGGGACTCTATCAAATAAGTCCCCTCCGATGATATGTAATTCACAATCAGATTCTAACTCACGAATTTGTTCAAAGAACATTTGATACCTGTTGGTTGCCCAATCTATAGGTACATTCTTTTGCCCAAGCTTAATGTGCCAGTCTGCTGTAAATAGAATCATGCGACGTACTGGTCTCCTGGCTGCCAATCGCACCCTGTGAGTCCATCTTCTTTAAGAGCAGCAAGAGTTCTTGCTATCTCTTTGTGGTTTCTACCTGTATCTAAACCATTTACTGAAACATGCTGAATGATTCCCATGTCATCTAGAATGTAAGTTGCTCGGTAAGGAACACCTTCTTCTTCATTTATGATTTCAAGTTCATCAGCTAAGAAGAGTCCGCAGTCTGCGGCTAACCAATGGTCAATCTCTCTGATAGCACCATTAACTTCTCTCCATGCATGTTTACAGTATTCGTTATCTCCTGAGATACCTATTACAGTAGCATCATTCGTTAAAGTATCGAATCCTGCGATTTCTGTTGGACAAATAAAAGTAAAATCTTTTGGGTAAAAGTAAATTACCGCCCAACCGTCGATGTCATGAGAACAAATCTCACTAATCTCGTTGTCTTCATTTACTCCCTGTAATTGAAAGTCAGGGAATTTTTGTCCTACTCCAATCATGATACGTCGAACTCCTCGTCTACAGTTTCTCCAGACTCCGCACCCTGTACTCTTTTGAGTAGCTCTAGCTGAGCATCAGGTGTAGGTCTAGGTAACACATCGTCCATTGACTTAAGGTCTGCAACTAATTCTTGCTCCCAATCTTCTAATGCACGTGGTTTACATTTAAGCATTTGTAGTTGATACTCAACATTAAATACTTGTGGGCCTGTCTTCAACCTTTTGAAGAAAACGTCCCAACCAGTCTCAGCATCAGTAGGATTTCCAATGTCTTCCATTGCTACTAAGATTTGGTCAAAAAGTTTCCTTTTTAGATTAACAACTTTGACAGTTTTGTCAGAGTAGTCAATGCCTTGGACTGCATAAGCCCAACCGCATTTTAAGTCAGGGTAAAAATCTCGAACATGGTCATGCTCGACATTGTTAAATGTTTCTGAATTTCTATCGAAAGACAAACACTCCATAGGAATGTTTTTGTTGTTTTCACCTTTTATCCAGTATACATATCTTGGAAGTAAATCTCCCACCAACCTAATGTGATGGTCTTCCTTGTTGCCAAAATTGTAAGTTTCAATCTTGGACTTTTGGGCTGAGCCCTTTGTGGTATTAAAGCCTATTGCCATAATATTCTCCTATAATGTCTCCTCGTATTTGAAATGAATCTTTCCATCTCTAATCTCGAGCAGTCTGTTTTGGTTAATCGTGTCCTCACTAACTTGAGAGAAAATGAGGTCTAGTGTGGTGTCTTTTGTTTTTGCGTACTCGTAAGAATTACGGAATGATGCAACACCTACATACTCCGCAACCTCTTTATCACTAAAGGCACGCCCTTTCTCTAGCAAATCCTTAGGGTTAAGTAAGAATGAGCTACCGTGAAAGTTCTTTTCATAAAACCTAAAGGTCTTATCATAATAATTCTTTGGTGTAATTTTAAAAGTTATAATTCTCATAATGGTGATTATGTTAGCAACGTTGCCGTTACTCGCTTCTAAAATCTTCTTCCAGTCAAAATATATCATATATTATACCAATTTTTTGAGGGGTTGTCAAGAACTATTTTTT